AATACTGCCGTATTACCTGAACTTGCTGTAAAGTTAGCCGCATCAACTAAATAAACTTCTCCGTTATAGAAAACTGCTCCTGCCGCAATAGCATAAACACTTCCTGAACCTGTATTAGTACATCCATTTAATACATAAAGGGTTGAAGCATTATAAGTATTGCCTATTAATCCTGTAATAGTTGCACCTAAAGTTTCTTTGTGTGCATCTTGCAAGAATTGTAGTGTTCCCTTTTTTAGGGGCATTTGAGTTGTATCGCTAATCGGGGTTATGTCTAAAATTTTCATAATTAGTATGTCTGAATTGTAAAGTTAAGACTTGCAGGAATAAAACGACGTATAAAATCGCTTACTTCTTGAAAGTTTGTTGTTGCGTAAATTGATGTTGGAATATTTATTTGAAAGTTGTTTACTTGAATAAATGGGTATGAATAACCAATGGTTGAACTGCTCATAGTTTGACCTACATCGCTTCCTATAGTTTCACCTATATTAAATCCGACCAAAGATGAAGGCAAATTTGTTATATATATGTCCGAAACAGCTGGAGGTTGCCTAAAATTAGAAAAAAATCTCTGATTTAAGGCGTATTCTAATACTAATTTTTGCCCATTGAATAAAACTCTGCTATCAACACCTAAAAATGAAGGCAAATAAACACTCCAGCTTGATAATGGGGGTTGGTCTGTATTGTTATCAATTAAACTTTCATAAACAATCTGCTTATAAATTACTCTTGCCCCTTTAGCATAAGTTCCGGCAACCCATTGAGCATAAGGGCTTCCTGTTTTATAATCTCCTAAATATTTATCTCTCAAATATTGTATAGGAGAAATCAAAGATTGTAGCCATCGAACATTTATCGCCTGTCTTTTATCAACAGGCAATAATTCAACGACCTTACTATTAAAATTTATATTATACAGTCCCATTTTATTGTGCTATAAATTGTAAAGAATCAGCGAAAGTCTTTCCTGCTGTAGTTTCCTGAACTATGTATCCTGCGATTGTATTCCATTGCCTTTGAATAACAGTTTGATTTAAAACTAAGTCTATCCCAGCTGCGAAAGAACTTGCATCATCACGACCACGTACATTGTTAAGGACCACATCATTAACTCCTGCCACCCCTCTAATAACTCCTTCTAAATCAGAAATCTTTAACGATCCATCAAAGTTAGTAACAGATAAATTTTGTAAATAAGTATTTATTGTATCAATAACGCTTTGTTGAATGATAGAAGCATACTGCCCTTGATAATAGATTGAAGCATCAACATAAATCTTATCAGCATTTAAGCTAATTACTAAATAATTAATCCCAGCAGCTCCAATAGTATTAATATATCCTTGTGCTGCACTTAATTCCGCACTTGCTAAAGCTACATAAGGGCTACTTTTAGCCACTTTTAAAGTTACGCTATTGCTTATGTCACTTGTAACAGAACAAGCCGTTATAATACGCTTTGTATCATCTACGACAGGGTATTGAGGAACTGTATCAATTAGTTGAACTATCTGTGGGACTGTAGCATCATATTGAAATTCAAACATCTTAGCTTGCAGCCATAAAACGCTTGCCCCAGCAGAAGCATTAACCTGATTTTCTACATTTGTTAAAAATGAATCTAATAATTGCTCTAATATAGCTATGCAAGTAGCAACAACAAAGGTCCACAAATTCCATATAGCCCTTTTTGAGGTACTATTTAAACCTGCTAATTCAGGTTGTGCATTTTTTGTTGCAATAATTTCTTGTTGTATCGTATCTATTGACCTTGCCATTATATTGTTATTTGTGGGGTTGCTGTTACTGTTAATTGTACGGGAGGATTAACATAATTAAACGCTTCTCCGCCTGTGGTATCTATTAATGAGCATTGGAAGTCTATGATGTAATGATAGACATCTGTATGTTCATAATCTTGTTGCTCTGAAACTTTCATCAATCTACTGCATCCGGAAGGTTCATAATAAGTTAAAAGTCTTACTATTGAATCTCTTAAAGAAAATATGCTTTTATTTTCTTCTAATGTCCCATCAACGGAATCATACTCTGTTTGCCCTATATGAATTTTGAATGTTACATCTGATTCTGTGAAACCACTCGATAATTGAGAATGATTTTGGTTCATTTGTACTTCAACAAAAAAACAAGGAAAAGGGAATGATTCAATCTTTCCCTGTTCCATGTATTTGAATTGATTATTAAATATTCTACAAAACCCATAAGAGGATTGTATAATATTCTTAATGTCTAATATTGCGTTATTTATCCCTGCCATATTTTTTGCATATAGCTTTTAATTTTATCTAATTGCCTTTTTCTTAATAAAGAAGAATCTCCAACAAACTGCCTTTTAGGAATTTTACTTGTTCCATAATTATTATACCCGGCATATTCGTTTTCTCCTCCTGTTGTAACCACAAATTTAATCGAATTAAAGTCCGCTTTAACAATACTATTAGATAAAGCCCTTCTTAATGTACCCGTTCTAACCAATATTGCACTATTCCTTCTCGAATCAGCACCCTTCTTTGGGTATTTATAAGCCGGAGTGCCTGGGGTTCTTCTTTGTACCTCTTTCCATTTTTGCCCATCCCATTCTTGCTTATCAAATCCTTCCATAAAATAATTCAAAGTATCATTAGCGATTACTTTAGGTAGGTCCGTTTTCATACGTTCTACCTTCTCGATTATTTTATCAAAGTTAAATTTATCCATTAGTTCATGCTTTCCCAAAGTTCAACTAATAAGGGAGTTGATTGCTGCTGGCTCCCTCTTTCAATATATACCCCATCAAATTCTAATCCATCATCGGGTGTTAATTCCCTTTCTAATTTTCTCTCTACATACTGTTTAAATTGGTCATACATTCTTGGCAATAGATGAATAGCCTTAATAGGCATATTTTTAATTCTATGACTAAAAATGCAACTTGCACACATATCTACAGCTTGAACATTAACCGCTTTATATTCTTTCCAATTTATCATGGTCTATCAAAAAATTTAAAACATTCAAAATTATTAGCCAACCTTATATCATCATCCGCAAACAAAACTATTAAACAATGGTAACCTATAACTCCCCTGCTTACCACTATGTCAGTTTCTACATACATTAGTCTTCATCTTCGGGCAAAGGTAAATCAAAATTCCTTCTCCCTAATTCTTTAGGTGCTGATGTAAAATAAGGATGTTCGGGACTAAATACATAACCATCTTTCCCTACATTCATTTTAAATACATCTTGCATATCTTCGTCAGCATGCTTCTCCGCTTCTTTTACTTCTTTTTTACTGCTAATCTCGCCTTCATCTAATTGTAAAACAGTAGAACGGCAATTCCAATGATTAGGAGGATAGTATTGATCCCAAAAAGGGTCATTTACAGGCAAAGTAATCCCATCCAAAGGCTCGCATATCTCTGTAGTTTGTGAATCTTCTACTACTGAAAGTCTTAATAAAGGGAATAAGTCTTTATCTTCTTCAATCTTATTCCATTTAGCCGCCATCTGCCCACTCGCTATCGCTGTATTATATTCAGTCTTTGCATAATCTTCATTATACAATTCGTAAGTCTGTTTTGCGTCTTTAAAAAACTCCTTAAAGGGTTTTATATTATCATCTTCATCGTATATCTTATCTTGTAAAACCCTTACTTCCTCATAAGTCTTAGCAGCGGAGAACATATATATATTGGTCCTCAATTCCTTTAATAAAGCTAAATCTTTCCCACCAAATTCCTCCAATCCCCCACCAAACCCCTTGTAAACCCCTTTCTCTAAATATTCAGCAATAGCAAAATATAAATTTTCAGGCAAATCTTCGGTTGTTATATCTCCCGAAAAAATACCCTCTAACAATTTTTTTATTTCTTTTTCGCTTAACATTAAATGTATTTTTCAAATTTATCTATAAAGCCAAAATCATCATTCACTAATAAGACGCCTATAATATCCGCAATAAAACAGATAACTATTGCTAAAGATAACAACATAAATGCTGAAAAAACAAAAGGGGTTAATATTGTTTTAATCAATAACCTCATTTATAGAATTGCTTTAACTTATTTTGAATCTTAGTGGGTGCTGGAAGTACAGGGGCTTCTATCTTCATGGTTGGAATGCCTGTTCTTTCCTCAAAGTATTTAGCATCCATCTGTAAGCCTGCATTCTTCATCGCCAAAGCTATGTTAGCCGTAAGCTGATTGTTTGAATCTTCCTGTTCTCTTTGTTCAAGTAGCTCATGATTATTAGAAAAGCAAAATCTAAATTCTTCGGGTATATTAAACCCTAAATTTCTCATCTTATCTAATAAAACATCGTTTACAATATCTTCCAAGAATGCCGCATCAACTGCTGCTGTATCTCTTAATGCTTGGTGAGCAGGACTATTCTCTCCGTTATTACCCAACTTGCCGGGGATACTATCTAAAGCATCGGCATGACCTAATATAATTTTACTAATCTTACTTTCACATCTTTTCTCCAAACTTTCGTATATCTTAAAGCCTTGACCGCCCTTAGTTTCTACTAATTCAACCTCATCCATTAAATCTGTAAGGATATATCCAGCTGAACCCATATTTGCTAAAGCTGATTCAAACTCTGCCCTTTCATCTTCATTGGTCTTAGCTGTTTTACCTTTCCTCATTGGCATACCATACAATTCGGCAGCATCCACATTAAAACCTAATATATTTCTACAAATAATCTCATATTGAGCCACATAATAAAGCAATCCATAACCTACTTTGGCGATACCTACATCTGTCGGGGTTGGGACCCATACGTGCCAATCGGAATAAGGTTCTTCTAAGAATTGGGCACCACTCAATGAATAAACATAAGAAGTAACATTCAATCTATCCGGGGAAATGTTAAATCTTCTGATAATAGTAAGCCCTGAAAACTCATCATTAATCAAATCATTTAAAGCAACTAAAGAATAACCGTAAAATTTAGCTTCTAAAGCATACTCTAAAAATAGAGCAAACCATTTCTTGTTAAATAGTTTATTTAAGTCTTCATTTTCTACCTGTGCCTCATTCTTAAAACACCAATCTCTTAATAAGGTCAAATCTTTTCTTCTTTTAATACAAGCATATACATGACCATTTAGAATAGTATCATTGTACATTCTTTGCATCCTTACTCTATGTGGGTACCATGCTTGTTCCGCTTCCTTTACAGCATCTCTCCACATTTGGATGTCATGCCTAATACGCTGTAACTGTACCGGAGTAATATATCCTCTAAGATTTTTCTCAACCTTATCTACAGGTCGCCACTCTGCACCCACTTCCGATAAAGGGTTTTGGGGGGTAGGGAAAAAGTAATTTCTAACTTGATTTAGTATATTAGGCATTATTAGTATGAATTTATATTTCTAATCTGTGATCCAAATCTTATCCTTCCACCCTGTGCAGGTTGTAACTTAGGAATATTAGGTGTAACATCTCCACGCATCGCCATTTTAAGCCAATCGATTGCGGCATTGTACCTGTCTATTCTTAATTGAGGAATATTTCTCGGTGCTATACGTGCGTGAAGATGATACAAAGTAATATCTGCAAAATACATTACCATTTGTTGGTCTCTATTGTCTGAATTTGACCATGCACTTTCATTTGTGATGTCGGTTCCTGCGGTAACCACGTAATCATATTGATAAGCCCAATAGAGAAAACCTTGAACTTGGTCATTTGGGAATATATTTTGGTAAGGAATATCGTATGTTTGGTAATATTGGATGCCATCCTCATGTGAAAGCACCGGGGTTTGTATTAAACAAGTATAAACTTTGCCCAGCCAATAAACTTTATCGCCCTTATTGTAAAGGGTGCCTAAATTAAACGTAGGGAAAGGAGTTAGAGCATAAAATATATCATATTGTTGCCCTAATAATGTAAATACGTTTGTATCAAAAACCCCTGAATAAGTAGCAATATTACATTCATATACATAACCATTCTCTAAAACTAAATTACCTAAATGATAAGTAAAATTACTTACAAATGGGGCTGCATTTAAATAAACTCTATCATTAGCATAATAAGGCGATGTTTTTACCCATTGAGTAGTATTAGAAAACTCAGTGCTAACATCAAATTTTTGTCTAAGATAAGAAATAGCCTCTGCCTGGGCAGCGAGCTCCGCACTACCTTGAATTAAAGAATTGGAAGTTATAATCTGCTGCAAGTTTGCATCCTGAATTATCTTCAAATAATCAAACGGTGTTAAATATGCCATCTTATTTATTTTTAGCTACGTGAGTAGCTTCTTTTAATTTTGTTTTCTTTACCCTCAATTTAGCATCAATAGTTTTTAACTGCAAAGCTGCCACTTGAATAGCCTCATCCAAATCATTATATCTTTGAGTTAATATATCTATTTCCTCACTTATTGTCATTTGGTCAGTATATAAAGCCCTTAATTCATCTTTCGCAATAGCGATTCTGTTTTTTATACTAAAAAAATGCTTAACATTTTCAAACATGGTGATTTATTTTTGTAAATTTAGTATGAATTTTTTGAATTTCGATTTTTTCCATAAGAAATGTTGTTAATTCCCCCACTTTGATATGACATAAACTCCGCAGCAAAGGCAAAACATAACATATAATCGAATAAATCGGTAAAGTGACCTACTTTCTGATAACGAACCTTAGTCTTTGGATCTGTTTCCATTTCCTTAGACTTTGTTCCATCCGAAGCCTCTTTTAACAAAACAAAATCATTGATAGTTCTTTTACAACTGTCATCTATCTTAATAATCACTCCGCCTAATTCTTTTTCAAGGACCGAATTAATCCACATACCCCTCATTGCGACACTTGGATTAGATTTTAACACCCTTAATTGTGGTCGGTAATCTTTCAACTCATCCAATATAAGCCTGAAAAAATTATATCCCTTTTCTAATTTGGTATCTTCCTTTTGTGCTGTTGCATCCCCGTAAACAAAAAGCCCTGTGTTATGATTAGGGTATTTTCTTCTGAACTCCCAGCATACTGCCCTAATGGTATTGTTAGGTGTTATCCCGGCAATCTCATCTATCATTGTAACCTTTTTACCCTCTATTTGGAATACTCCACAAGGTAAATAAGGGTTTACGTTATCATCCCAGCTAATATGTAAAGGTAAATTAGGATTATATGTTTCATGTGAAACGTGCCTATCTAATTCAAAGCATTTATAAAACTCGCCTCCGGTCTTTAATTGAATATCCCAATTCCCCTCAACAAATACTTCATATTGGTATCTGGGAAGCATTTTAAGGCTTTCTAAATAATCGGCAGGTATATAAGGGTTATCAAATATTTTGGCAGGGATATATTCCATTCCTTTAGGTAGTTCATCCTTTTGCCATTTATCGTAAATCCTATTTTTAAGCCATCCATTGGTTGGGTTGGCAGTCATAACTATTTTACTCGGGCATCCTTCGGAATGAAACCAACTTCCCGACCTTTCAATTACTTTATCAAAGGTCATTTCTTGTATCTCATTGGCTTCATCTATAAATGCTCCGTTAATTTCAAGCCCCCTAAATCGATTTAACTCTTTATCTGAATCAAACCCTTCCGCCATGAATATAAACTGACTACCATTGGTTAAAGTAACTGTTAAGCTCTGTTGGTTAAAGTCTTTAATATACTGACCAAATCCATTCTGAACAAACTCGTTAAAAGTAATCAATAAGGTTCTTTTTAGTGTAGGCAGGGTTTCTCTTAGAAACAACCATCTGCTTCGGGGATATTTGAAAGCTATTGTAAATGCGTACAGAACTAAAAAGTACGACTTGCCGCCACGTATAGTCAGGCACCCCCATACAACACTATCTTATTACGTTCACACGCAATATAGGCTTCACGCTGCTTGGGGGTGGGATTTATTTTAACTGTTTGCAAAATTTTTATTTTAAAAATGTTCATTAAATACTTTCTCCACTCCAATCTATTATAATAGGCTTAGCAACAGTAATATTTTGCTCTATTGTTTCCTTTGCCTTGCCATATCCTCGATCTAAAAGTAATTGAGCTGCCTTAACATCCCCTTTGGATGCCTTAGCCCTTAATGCTGATAATATAGCCTGTGCTGCTGTGATGCCATCTTTTTCTTCCCCTAATACCTCTGCCATTAACTCATCCAACTTAGGGAGTTTTTTTGGTCTGCCTGGACCTCCGGGATTACCTTTTTGAAAAGGTTTTAAATTTTGTTCGTTTGCCATAATTCACGATTTCTTCTCGATTTT